GCCTTCAATCGAGAAGGTTGCGGAAGCCCCGAAGAGAGCGCCAGCAACATGATCCCCGTCAGCGTCCGCGATGTAGCGTTCCTGGACGGTGGGGTCGAAGCTGACGGACTCTGCGAAAAGCCCGGTTTCGGCGGTGAGGCCAAAGTTGATTGTTCCAATAACGGTAGCAGGCATAATTTTGGTCAGTTGGGATTGTGTGGGTCTTGTCGGGCGTATGCCGTCCAAGTGAATTTTGCACCCATTGCGCGGGATTGCATGAAAGATTCCTGTCCGGTGAGGGTCCACGAATAAATGTGGAGCTGCGGGTCGGCGGATTCCAAGAAAGTCCGCATGATCGGCTTCATTCCGATGATTTCCTCCAAGGCATCACAAAGCTCGCGGAAGTCGCCTTTGAGGTCTTCCGCTTGATCGTCCTGTTGGTCGATGGTCTTGAAGATGGTTACCTCGCCAATGATGTCGTAGTTGCCCGGAAGTAGAGGAGATCGCAGATTTGCGTTGGTGGCAGCCACGATGACGCGGACGTTTTCCTCTTCGTTCTCGGCAAGCTCAATCTGCCCCGTCACGACAGGGTCGCCGGGAAGCGTGAGGTTGCCGATCACTTCGACAAGAGCCGTGGAAATTCGGTCGGTGATTGTCATGCCGCCGTTAGCATTACCTCCATGTTTTTCCGGTTTTTGTAGCGAAGCTCAAAGATGATCCGCATGGCATTCTTCGTCTGCTTGATTGCAGCATTTTGAAGGTGGTATGGGAAAGCTTCTTCAATGTATCTAACTGAAGATGAGATTTCAGCCCTGCCGTATGCACCGGTCGTCGAGACAAAAGCATTACCAATCCCTGCGCCGAAAAGATTCTGAAGGCGGCGGCATTCTTTCGGCCACACGAAGCGCCCTTCTTCCGATTTGGCTTTCGTGTAATTCCGCTGCCCGCCCTTTGTCATCAGCTTTGAGAAGGCGGCATACCAGCTTGCCTTCGCAAGTCCTGCCGTCTTCTTGCGTTTTGCTGCAAAAGCATTTCGCCTGGAGCTTTCCACAAGCGCGAGCGGCGGGGTATTGGCTGCAAGTCGCAGCGCCCCATTGCGCTTGACGGTATACTTGTTGCGAAGCGCGGCGTATGCCTCGTTGCTGGTTTTCTTCGGCACCTTCCTCATCTTTGAAACCATGACCTTCGGGTCGGGGATGGCTTCATATTTGGCAGCTTGCTCCTCGCTTGCATCAATTCCAAGTTTTGAAAATGCGCGAGGCTTGCCGAAAAATGCTGCCAAGAAGGCATCCGCCTTCTCCTTTTTGTAGGCATCTTGGATCAGTTGGTATGCGCTCGCACCCCATCTCGGATCATCGGTAGATGGATACGCTTTCTTTACGTCGTCGTCGATGCGTTGCAACATCGGCTCCATGGGCCATGCCTTTGCCTTCGATGACACAGGAAGCGTGTATTCCATCGCATAGAAGCACGCCCGTTTTGCGGTCAGCGCCATGTCCTGCCCAAGGGTCTTCGCGACGTTATCGTTAAACGCCTTCACCCTTTTTTGCAATCTGGTGTCGTTGAACGTGATCATCGCTTCGCAAACTGGGATGCGTGAACCAAGAAGATTGTAGTAAAGACCTCACCGATGTCCGCATTCATCACGCGGAAACGCTCGCCTTTCGCCGTGCCGACCTTGCCGATAAGCTGTTGACGGGTGATACCGGTTCCAAGTGTTCCGCAGATCGAGGCGTCAACGTCGAGCATTGGCCCGCCATCTTCCGCCTGAGTCATCGACGAAACGCCGGACCATATACCCTTGAATGACACTCCGTTGTCCAGAACCAGCGTGTCCTCGCCCATCACCGGATCAGCGATGACAGCGCAACCGCGCATGAAGGTATCCAGTTCGGACATGCCTTGCTAATATCGCAAACGCAAAATTATTGCAAACGCAAATTACTTGCAAAGCTAAGGGGCTGAGGATTTCTCCCCAGCCCCCTACCATGAACACACCAAGAAAAACTTAGCCCATCAGGGTGGCGATGAACTCAGGCTTCCAAGCCTTGACGCCGTAGAAGGACATCAGCTTGATCTGGCTCATCCCATACCCCTTGTAGAGGCGTGCGGAGAACGACAAGCCGGTGCGCTCGTCGAACAGCGTGGCGATCTCCTCGCCAGCATCTCCACCGGGTGGCTGGGCTGGTGGACGCATCGCAAGCTCAATCGCGTTCTTGTGGAACGCGACGTTAGCGGCGTAGCTGTTACCAATGGTGACGGCTTTGTTGTCAACGATCAGGCCGCGCAGTCCAGGCTGGTTGATCACCACGCTGCCAGATGTCGCAGTGAGGCCGGTCTTGACGACGTAGGCACCGGAGCTTGGGTCGTCAGCCACGGTGATGATGTCGCCAGCCTTGAAGCCGGTGGTGTTGACCGTGCCGCCGTCAACTGTGAGGGTGGTCGAGCCGACCGCCACGTTTCCGGCGTTGATCAGGTAGCTGGCACCAGCACCCTTGGTGTGGGACTGGACGCCGGCGCTTGAGCGGATCGACAGGTTGAACAGGTTGAGCAGCTCGCCCCGGCGAAGGGTTGCGTCGGTTCCCGCGTCGCCCACGTTGGTGAGGCTGGAACGCTTGCGCAGGTTGGCGGCGGCGGCGGTGTTCAGGACGCAGGACAGCATACCATCGGACATCGGGGTGCCGTTGTCTTCAAGGATGCGGTAGAGGTCCGAAAGGACTTCAAAGTTGGAGCCGAATGGAGTCGTTCCAGCGGTTCCAACAGCGCGGCTGGAGTTCTGGTAGGCGACGGTTGCAATCGAGGCTTCCACCTGATTGATCATCTTGCGGATCGCCTGAGCGTAGAGAGCCTGCAAGGCAGCTTCAGCGCCTACCGTGTTGGCAAGTTGCGCCCACTGCTCGCCCTTGAGGGGGATGCTTGCGCCAGCGTAGAGAGAAAGCGACAGGGTTTCGGCGCTGGTCGTGATGTCAGCCGCGTCAGGCGGGGTCATCGCCGGGGTGTAGCTGGTTTCCAGCGTCGGCTCGGTGGTTCGCATCGAGATGACGGTTCCACCGGAGGATACGCCTTCAGATCCGCCGTTGACGATAACGCCTTGGGCGAAGCCGGTCGGTTCCCTTGCGACGATGTCGCGGGCTTGATAGAGGACTTCGGTCAGTCCGGTGAGTGAGATGTCGTTGGCCATAATGGTCTAGGTTTGAGAGTTGGTTATTCGGTGATTTTCCCGCCTTCGCGGATGAATGCATTTCGCTTCGGGTGAGAAAGATTGTTGAAGGAAGCGCGGGAGATTTTGGCCACCTTGGTTTCCTCTTGTTCTGCGTTTTGGGTATCGAGTGGAGGATGCCCGGAAGCGACGATGCGGTTGGTGACAAGCTTGTTGACCGCTTCCTTGATCGGGCAGTCTTCGCTTTCCTCGTCTTCAATGGCAGACTCGATAGCCTTGATCACAGACTCAGGTGCCTTCGCGGCTTCAAGCTCCTGCTTGGTTGCGTTGTGGGCATCTGCCTCGGCCTTGCAGAGAGACTCTGAGCTTTCCGCTTTAGCCTTGAACTCTTCGACCTCGTCGATTGCGGAAGCGAGCAGGTGATCTGCTTCGGTAAGCTTCGCAGTGAGGCTTTGGATTTCGGAGTCTTTGGCGATAATCTCGCCGTTGGCAAAGTCGAGCTTCGCCTGAAGCTCTCCGTTTGGAAGTAGTCGGTCGAGAATGCTCATTTCGTTAGTGCTTTGCTTTTGCAATTTATTTGCGTTTTTGTCAATCGGGGATTTTCCAACGATGGAATCGGCAAACTTGCGCTCCACCGCTTCCGCTGCACCCATCCAAGTCTCCTTCTTCATCAGTTCGCGCATCTCGTCTTTGTCCGCGCCGGTAACGCCCGCGTAGATCCCGGCGATCTCGTCGCTCATTTCGTCGAGGATCTTAGCGGCTCGCGCATGGTCGTCAGAGTTTCCGGCAACCATTTGATGCGCTTCGTGAATCATGATCCGCGAGCCTTGCGTGATCCGGCGCTCGTCTGCCGCCATGAAGATCACCGATGCCATGCTGGCGACGATGCCGTTGCCGGTTGCGATGACCCGGACTCCGCGCTCGCGCATCCCCATGAGGGAGTGGTAAACTCGATAGCCGTCGAGAACGCTTCCGCCTGGGCTGTTGATCTCGATTTCCAGCGTCTCAAGCGCGTCGTCAGCCTTTGCCGTGAACTCGCCAATGCGCAGGTTTTCGGCTACTGCTTTCGCCCCGTAGAGCTTTTCGATTTCGCCGATCAGGTCATCGGAACTCCACGGTGTCACCGCATCGTTAAGCTTGACCTTGCCGGTTCGGTTTTCAATTTGGATCAGATTCATAGTCGTTGCATTTGTTGAGTTTTCAGATTCGTTTCGGCGCACCCAAGCAGCTGCCCATGTTTGTCCTGGATCGCCACCCCACAGCGCCCACGCGATGCGCCCAGCGGATGGGTAGCCATCCTCACCGGGGGAGAAGCCCTGCCCTTTCTTGTCCACCTCGTGGCGCGAGAAGTAGCTGTGCATTCTGCGGATCGTGTCGTCCGAAAGATTGGCGCGACGGGAAATGTCTCTGGCGCGTGCCACGCCGATTCCAGTGCCGCCACGACCGTATTCACGCCGCCACTCAAGGCCGCGTTTAGCCTCGGCAATCATGCCTTCGTTGGGGTAGTTCTCGTCAGGCATCTTCCTCTTGGGTTTCTTCGGCTTCGGTTGATTCCTGATCTTCCGGCGGGCGCGATTGCATCGACGGATTCATGTCATTGGCGGTAAACATGCCCTTGTAGCGAGGATCGAGCGTCACCCCGCCCTTCTGTTGGGCCGCCTCAAACGCCTGCTCCTTCTTGACGGCATTGTCGAACTTGCGCGGCCAGTAGTCCTCCTCGTCCTTGCCGAGGTCGGATAGAATGTCCTCGTCGGAAATTACCCCGGCCCGCCAGAGTTCCAGCATGGCCTTTGAAATCCTGCCGTCGTCAATGGTGATGACGGGAGGCATATTGAAATCCCATCTCCACCAGTCTTCAGACTCGCCGATCCGCCCAAGCTTCTTGAGCTTCTGGGTGGCGTATCCAATACACCGCTTGGCGAGAACGCGAAGCGATGCCTGCCGGTCTTTAACCGTGCGGCGGGCAAGCTCGATCTCCTTTCTTTCTGCCGTTCCTTGGCCTGTGGCCGACCAAACCATGGCAACCGGCCAAGGGATACCGGAGAGCGTCATGCGGATCATGCGGTCGTTGTAGTCGCTCCACATATTGCCAGGGTTCTCATGCTTGAGAACGTCGATCTTGCTTCCGGTTCCGGCTCTGAAATGCTTGACCGCGCCACCCTCCATATACCGGACGGTCGTGCCTCTCTCTTCTGACACGCTGGAGCTTCCCGCGAAGTGATTGCCAGGCATCCCGTCGTCAGGAACTCCGCTTTCGTTGGACTCAATGAGCGCGATGGAAGATCGGATCAGCATGTTAAGCCGCTCCCATTCGTGCGACTGCATCGAGTCCCGAATGTCGTTTAGTCCGTGCGTGATCGAGGGGTAGCCACGCTTGCTCTCGGGGTAATCCGACTCAAAGCAATGGATCATCGATGTGGCCGGGATGTCCTTGAAGCTGGTCTTGTCATCCTCCATGTATCGGTAGGCGATGACTGTTCCCCGCTTGTTGCAAATCACCCCGTCGAGGATCATGCCGCCCGCGTATGGTCCCTCTTGAACCACCTCTTGGGTCACGCTTGACCCATTAAGGTAGCTAGACCGAATCCGGTGGGACGGGACCACTTGCAGTGCTGGGTAGCCGCTGTCATGCTCCGTCAGAAGGAT